GCCTACCTCAACACTGCGATTGATCTTATCACGCAGCCGAAGAGGATAACCTTTAAATCTTCCAGAAAAACAATAACCATGTTATGTAAACTGGGAAAAGAAAAGGTGACAAAAGTGGATTCTAAAACCATTACCTTCCGTAATACGAGAGGAATTATGATGGGAGATCCACTGGTTAAAGTTTGCTTGACGGCATCATCAATGGCAGCATATTATGCTGCATCATCGGGATGCTCCGAGCTAAGCCATGTCGATTTTGATAGATATACAAAATGGAGGAGGTCAAAGACCAGTCCATATGGTAACTTCTATGGAAGATCGCGAAAGGCTTTCGCATGTGCGGGTGACGATCACACGCAAATCGGAAGCGTAGAGGAATGCAAAGCGACTCCAAGATTCTTGGAATCAATGCATTTCGAAATATCCTGGGAGAAGTATCGTATTTCAAGAAAATACGTACACTACTGTCAGGATTTTGGATTTCACCCATACTGGAAAAGAAGTATTCATATTGACCATGTCAAGGCGAGGCTTCTTAATCAGTTTAACAAGGGAGGAGCAGGAAAAGTTTTCGAGACTCCTGACCCTTTAATGGGTAAAATGAAAGAGCTTGGTAAGACCATATCAAATATGGAACTTGCAAATTTAGACACAGTCTATATTAAGGATATTATCCCCAAGCTACTTAGAAAAACAATGCCCTCATTCTTTGAGAAGAAGCTTGCAGTACAAGATACTACATACCTTCCACAAAAGTGGGGCGGAATAGGTGTTCCAACAAACAGAGTTGTTCATAACGATCTCTATATGAAAGGAATGTACCTAAAAGTCCACGAACCGGAAATTTTTGAGTTATCTGATAACCGAAAAACATTCCGCAGGTGGGAAAGGGGGATGGAAGTCGAACAAAAAGCAATAAGATTGCTTGGAGAAGACTTCTTAACCACCCAAGAAGCCTTTAACATTGTTAAAGAAAGATTAGACGAAGGTCACTCTACTGCTAGTAGCAGTCGAAGAGTGACCAAAGAAGTCTATAAAGAATACATTGACGTGTCAAGACCAACAATGTTGATCGGGACAAAAGAAAATGTATATCAAATGGTTGCATCGGGCCGATCCGTTAATGACAAGGTCGTTAAGAGGAAAACAAGGGCTCGACAAACCGTTAAAGAGAACTGGAAGTTTATTAAATCAAACATTGGTCTAATAGAAAATTGCCTTACAGTTCCCAATTATGAGAATCCCGGGTTCAAACCAGCAATGCTAGTTGAACGAAACGTGGTCGCGGCAAAGTTAGGTATAGGAAGCCTATTACCTTCTTTGTCTATTCCACTAGGATTCTTCGAAGGCCGTGGTGGATTGTATAATATACAGTACACCCCGGATGATGAATTCTGATGTCACGCAGCTTACCTTACAGACCTGGTCTCTTCGATACGCCTGCACGTGCAGAACCCACCATATTATGGTACTTGGGTTTTCCAGACATCTTACGTAGCATGTACGCAAC